TGCTTTTATTCCTTCTTGACATATCTCTCTGTTCTTTCTTGACTCTGGGTTCTGTAGCTCTTCAGCTTTTTGATTAGCTACTTCGTCTATTCTTGTTACAAGGTACTTTTTCTGTGGTATTGTTAGTGACATATTAGTCTCCTAGTTATGGGGGCTGGTCCGGCTTTCACCTACGCATCGTAGGACGCACATAGTCGGTTTTATTACTATTGGCTTCACAGCCCCCGTGTTTTTATTTAATCCAGCCTTGGTCTATATACCAGTGCGGCTCTACAGTTGGGTCAATTTCACGTACGCTTTTAACAAACTCATCTTCTGTTATTTCGTTAGATTCTAGCTTGTTATACTCTTCAGCGATTTGTTCATCGACTTTATCCTGCTCTTTAGATACTTCTACACCAGCTCCGATAATTTCTACTTTGCCATTATCTATCTTTGCTAGTTTAGTTTCAGGTTCTGGTGGTTCGTGTGCTCCAAACATACTACCTTGTCCAAACCTGTCGTAGTAGTTGTTTAAGTTGTAGCCTACTCCGTGTCCACCCCAAGTAGTTTTCTTTTCTTCTTTCCTTTTCTTTTCTATCTTGTCAGCTTCATAACGCCATTCAGGTTCTGATTTCTCTTTGAGTAGATTGCTTACTTCACCCTCTATCATTTGAGAGAACCCGTATTGGTCCTTATAACCTACTGCCGTTACGCACTTTTCTTTTTCACTTGCTACTACTGTTGAAAAGTACAAGCCTTCTTTGCTTGATTCCTGATGGATAGCTTCCTTATCTGTACCACTGAAGAACGCACCCATTGTATGGTGACTGTGTATTAGTCCCATAAAACACTTGCCTAATTCAGGTTTTTTCTTGTACACTTTTGGAAGTAGCTTACCCAGCTCTTCACCATCTAACTCTGTAGAAGTGCCATCACCTAGATGAATAGGTGTAAAATGCTCAAGTCTAACTTTAGTTGGAAAACCGTCTCCATCTTTCTTGAGTATTCTATACCACGCTGGTCCTGACCATTCTACATTTTTAAAACGACGCAATAGATAGTTGACTTTCTTCATCACTGCTGGTGGCATTAAAAGTCTGAATCCCGTTGCCGTCTCCACATCTGTGGACGTTGTTTGATTTCTCATTGTCTAAACCCCTTGTTTCTAATCTTAACTGTGTTGAAATGTATCCTTTAGCTCTTGCATTTATGAAATGTATCCACTTTATTCTTATTCTATCTTCTGATATATAAGGATATAGCGACTCTATCATAAAGTACAACTTCTGACCTAAGGAATATCTAGTACTGAGATATGCGTCTCTTGACCCGTCTTCATCATTTATTGTTTGATACATTGTATCCAGACCATTAACGATGTTTAACGTAGTTGTTACATCATACGTCTCATCAAATGTGTACTGTAACAATGGTTCTTGCAATGTCTTGTTAGTTGCATTTAAGAAATAAGCAAAACTTCTCATTGCATACAACCAGCAAGATGAATGATTCAGGACGTTTAAAGACTGAGTTCCTCCTAACGCATCAACGATTCTATCAAATACAAATTCATCATCTAATCCGTTAGTAATTGCTTCAAAGCCTCCATTACGTTGTATCATATTCTTAACACGACGTATACCTCTAGCTGTTGGTCTTTCTCTTGTTCCGTTACTTGCTCTTAGAATGTCTCTCATTCTTCTCCTGAAGCTTGACACTGAACCAGCTATTCTAGCACTGCTTTCATAAGCATCTAATCTCATTTTCTCTTCGTTAAGTGAGCTTGGTACAGCGTCTTTGTCATTAACAATCGACCAATCCATAACGGGACCTGTGTTCATAACACGTATTAGCGGCATACTAGATGTAACTCTTTCCATCTTGTCTTTAGGAAAGAATGATAATACTTCCATCATTTTCTTAATCTTGCCATCTACTGTGTCTCTTGTTACTGATTTTAACATATTATGAACTCTACCATATACGTACAGTGACATTGATGTAAATCCTTTTGCTTTGAGTTGTTGAAAAACATCACAAATTAAAGTATCATCATACCATCTTCTGTAGTTCTCAGTATTGTTTATCTTTTGTATCTCATTCATTATTTCTCTAGTCATTAGATACTTTCTAAAACTATCTTGAGTTACAAAGTTATGCCATTGAGTCCAGCTTTGATTAATATCCCAGTACGCATCATTCCTAGTCCAATTACAACAAAAAGTAAATGCAATGCTACACAGTGCACTTAGATTGTTAGTTGATATTGTCTCTGCAAATGCACGACTAAAATACCCCATACAAGGTTTATTGTCTCCGCTTACGTGTGGATGAACTGATATGTCACCATATTTAACCTTGTTAAGGTTCCAGTTATCACTTTCCCTACCATAAAACAATACCATCTTTTTAGCTATGGTTATGAACTTGTCGTATTCATCTCCCATTTCTTGTTTGACGTTTGTTACGATGTATGGTTCTGTATCATTATTATGAAATAATAACGACATACTTGGCAGTACATATGCTCTACTACCTTTGAGCTTTGGTCTTCCTAGATTAATTTTAAAAGTAAAGTGACAAGTATCTAGTAAACCAGTGTTGTTAGTAATTTCAGGTGAGTGAAAGTTTAGTACCTTAGCTTGTTCTTGGTACATTGTTTGACACTCTCCCATTTCTAATGTGGCTCCCTGATTCTTACTATTATTAAAAAGCCACAACGGTACTATCTTATCTAGTAGCCGCTGTTCTGCTTTGGTTACTTTAATGAGCTGTTTCTTAGCAATCATTTTCCTATCTCCTATTTTAAAGGGGGGCTTTTACACCCCCCTGATTAAACAGACTACTGACTACGCACCAGATGTAACCTTACTTGTTGAGAATGCAACGAAGTCGTTGTCTCTAAGGTTGTAGTTTGGTGATACTGTGTCAGACCCAACAACAATCTTGACATTCTCTAGTGAGAAGTCCTCTGTTTCAGCTATTTCTGCTGGTGTATTTGCTGTTACGTTTGTCTTTAGTGGTTTGCTAGGCATTTGTATTGTTATGTTATTAGCCATTATTCGCATCTCCTGCCTGTTTGTTCATCCCCGGTAAGTCAGGCTTACTATCCGGTTCTTCAAAGCGTTGATTAAAGGTATCGGGTTCATCTATGTGTTCGCAGTCATCGCATATAATGCCTAGTTCAGAGTTATCTGATTCAGAAGAACCATACTCTTGGAACGTAGTGTTACTGGAACCACACTTAGTGCACTCATACCCAGCGTAATCGCCGCCTATTATTCCTAATCCTGCCATAACCCTTGTTTCATACGAAGATTAATTTCCTCATAGTTTTTAGTTATAGCTTTTTCTCTCCAATAATCAGTCTTTTCTTCTTCCATCATAAGCTTTTCGTTTATGTTATGAAGTACAAAGCAAAGCATAATCATTGATACTACTAGTGTTAATACAGATATGATAAGTAATACATCTAACATATTTATCTCCCGAACTCTGGTTCACCTATACTTGCTAACTGAGGGTGTACCTTTACTAGTTCTCTGTATTCTTTCTCTTCTAACTCGATAGCTTTCTTTAACATAGCTTCTATGTTACCTGAAAACTTGTCAACATCTATACCGTGACGCTTAAAGAGTGCGTCAATCTCTGCAAATTTACCCATCTGCTTTCTCCTTTAGTGTTTGCCACTCTGCGTAGCACATTAGAGCTATCCCTGTTACTATACCTAATAAACCAGATAGCACAAATTCAGTTATACTAATCATTTCCTACTCCTTACAGTGCACATAGGGCATTGTTTCTTTTTACGTTTATATGTAGGGAAATCTTTATAAACTGCTGTTGTTTTAGTACTACTTAACCAGCTTGTTTCCCAACAACTATTACATTTAGTGCAATGATAGATGTCTTTGTCTGCCATCCTACTATCATATTTACTAAACCGATGTACCTCAGATGTTACTCTGTTACTATTCTTATTAAAGTACTGTTCGTGATACCATTTCACTTTAGCCTCCTGTTTTCTATTTTAGAATAAAACTCTTTACTTAATACTTTGGGATAATGCGTAGCTGTTAATTCAGTGTATAGTTATAGCCTGATTAGTCTTGTAACTATAGCAACATTACCCCTTCGTCATTGGGATGCGGAGTCCCTTTGGACTAATCCTCTAAGACGTATTCAATAACCTCAGTTTCTGGTGGTCCCAGTATGAGCGTCTCTAACTTTTTCATACGATTGTATCGTACATTTCCGACACCTTTGTATCGTTTCAATCTATGTCCTAAGTCTCTTGATACTCTTAATATGTCAGGTAGAGTAAGGTCGAGATAATCGTCCCAGCTTAGACCAGTTTGTTTTACTATTGCATTAGATATGTAATATGGGATAAATCGGTGTCCCACTACCATTTCGTCACTACGTATGACCTTTTTCATTGTTATTACTCCTAGTTAAAGTTTTCGATTCCTGCCTGTAGGTGTGATAAAATATAGGGGGCGGAATACACCACCCCCGTATATTGTTCGAGTATACTACTGTTGAGTAGGGAAGTCCTCTTCCTTACCAGCAGATGGTACTTTGTACCTATACTCTATTACCTCAACACCTGACCCTGTCACGTGGTTGACATTTATGGCGATATTATCGTCAGTATGCAACGGGTAATCTGTATCCTTCAGGAACTTTAGGTCCTTGTAGGTTTCAGATAACTTCTTTACTGTGTTAGCAGTCAAGAGCTCTGGTAGTTGCCCGGCAACTTCAGCATTAGTCACCCTTTGGTGAATAATAATTGAATTCTCATAGACAGAGTCTATGGGATTAAGGATGGGGCTCCCATCCTGACCCTTAATCACTTCTTGTGTTTCAGGGTTTCGCATCCAGTTTCTGGCGTTATAGACAGAATGTGTCTTTAGACCTTGATTCGATGTTGACATATTAATCTCCGATTCTTATTTCAACCTAATATTTCATATATTAGATTGTTGAGCTAGTGCTCAAAACAAACAGGGGACGGCAGACCGAGGTGGGTACGCAGTACACCGTCAGGTGTTGGTTTGAAGCCCGGGGGAGGAGACAAGTTAAGTTGAGGGACGATACTGAACGAAGTCTACCCCCCATAGGGCGTAAAAACAACCCACCCGGTCAACGAACAAACGACGTACTCCCATTCTACAGCAATTTTTCAAATAGTTTTTTATTGTTTTTGTATATAATTTTTCGTATGAATTTTATAATAATTTTAATCATTTCAGGTATTTCAGTAAGCTTTATAGCAGATGAACCTACAATCTCTGAAGGGGACTATTCATTATATGATACTATATACGACCAAGACAGTACAAATCATCAATACATAGACATACGTAACGGCGATAACTGGTGTTGGAGACACAATATATGGGAGAATGTTAGGATAGTAAACCCTAGTAGAGTACGTAGAAAAGAAGAAGAATAGCAAATTCTCCTATCTTGTTCATATCGTTCAGTTTAAACGAAACCACTTAAAGTAAATCATAACTATTGTTATTAGATGTAAACGGTTTTACATTTTAATAATATTTGTTATTAGTTCTTAACGATTTAAACAAGGGGTGGTTGTCGTAAGTGGTAGATATACATCAGTATATAAAGAGTGATGATAAGCTCGACTATGAGTTATTATGGAAAAACTGTGCTAACATCACGGGATTCCAAGCTGAACGTAAAAGAGGAGTGTTATACTATGAAGTCACAGAAGCATACAAGGCTTATAAAGCGTCTTCTAAACATACTAAGGATGGTGTTTCATCTACAGATGTTAAAGATGAGGTACTACATAACCCTATTACTCAAGTTCCTAGGTCTTCTAAAGTAACAGAAGACTTTGTTATTTCGTATATAAACAAAGAAGCCCAGTCTAATTTTGTAAAGACCGATGAATACTGTACCTATGATGCTGATGAAGAGCGTTATATAGCAGAAATCAAGGTTCGTAACAAACATTATGATACTTGTTTAATAGAATGGGATAAGTATATGGCTAATAAAGGTCACGCAGACATAGATGGTAAAGAGTTTCTTTACATAGTTGCTACAAATTCACATATATATGTATTTAACATCAATACAATCCAGAAAAGTAGGTCTAAAATACGTTGGAAAGACCAAGAATTACCAAGAAATAGCCATTTTGGTGGATATAATGATAAAAAGACTAAAAAAGTGGGTTATATTCCAATAGGAAGAGCAAGTGTTTGTTATAACTATAAATCATAAAGACATAGGACCTACAGAATACCCTGTATATACTAAAGATGAAGCTGATTCAAAGGATATTACTTATTTACATTGGCAACAGGCTAATGCAAAGCAATGGGCACTCACCGATGACAATTATGTTGCAAAGGTTATTAGTAAGAAATCTTATCAGGACAAAGAAAAAAGAATGTCCTATTATTATAGGATGCCTTTTGGTTATATTATGTGGAATCCTAAGTATCCTGATAAAAAGTTTTGTTGTGGGGGTAGGGTAGCTAATAATACATTTACTGGTGAAAAGTGGCTAGATGTAAAAACTAAGTCTGAGGACTATAAGTCTTTAGCAATGTGGGCGGCTTTAACTGAAAATAGGGATGTTGCTATTGACCAAGTGTTCGGTCCTGTAAATGCAAGTAAAAGACGTAAGTTAAAACGTCATATGAGAACGGAGGTTTTTAAAAAAATGAAGAGAGATGAAGCTCAAAAACTATTAACTGACAATATGTTGGATGCAGACTACTTTATTGACTTAATGAAGAAGGGAGTAGATATTGCATTAAAGAAAGAAGATGTCAGTGGTATTCGTGGATTTGTAAACGATGGTATGGAAATACACGGAATGAAGGATAAAGAAACAGTAACAGTTACTGATAAGCTAGAGGCAACACAAACTAGGAAACTGATTGATAATATCAATGCAGAAGAAGATAAGTTAATTGCATCTAGAACAACTAAAATGCCTATTAAGGAGGTAAAGAATGGAGATGATAAGTAATTATTATCACACGTTAGTAGAGTTAGAGCACTTTCCGGGTTGGGAATTATATATATTTCTTAACTTGTTATTATGGATTAGTGCTATATTTAGATTAAACAGAATAGAGAGGAAGGTCACAAATGATTGAATTATTATTATTTATCGCAGGAGTATTAGTATTAGTAAATAGTAGATTATGGTCGAATGGTTATTGGAAAAAATATGGTAAGTACGGACAATGGATATCAGGGAAACTGTCCAAGTAGACGACTACGAAGCAAAGTATGCAGAACAACAGGCTCTAAAGAAGTTAAAGAATAACGTTGGTCTTTTTGGTAGGACAATGTTTCCTACCGCTATTGCAAAAGCAGTTCCTCCATTTCACCACGAGATATACAGAAATCTGGCAGATGAGGCGAAGAAGCGTGTACTGATTGCCGCTCCTCGGGGAACGGCGAAAAGTACAGTGACCTCCTTAATTCTACCCCTTCATAGAATCGCTTTTAAGCCCTCTGCCAGTGACCTTTTCATTGTAATCGTATCTGAGTCACAATCGCAAAGTATAAATTTTTTATCAAGAATTAAGTATCACTTAATTAATTCACAAAACTTTAAGGAGATGTTTGGAGACTATGGACCAGAAACTGCAAAGCGTTGGACGAATAATGACATACTGCTTTCCAATGGTGCACGGATTATTGCTGTGGGAACTGGACAGCGTGTACGGGGGTTTATCGAGGGTGACACTCGTCCTAATCTCATCATTGTTGATGACTACGAGTCAGAGCTTAACGCCGCTACTGCTGAGGCTAGGGCAAAAAACAGAAAATGGATAACTGAAGCTGTTATACCTTCATTGTCTGATGATGGTAGAATAGTTATGATTGGCACTGTTATATCTGAAGATTGTTTTTTATATTGGGCTAAAGAATCTCCTGTATGGAAAGT